AGGAGTTACTTTTGGAACTTTTGCTAACCGACTCTCCAGCCTTTCCGACACCTTCATTTTGCGTCACCTCCGTCACTGTATTTTGTTAAGGCATCATGATTCCTGCAGCTTTTAATTTTGCAATAAGTGCATTTAAGTCTTTCACTACACCCGCTACGTCAGTCGCTGTACTATCTGGTTGTTTATCAACCTTTTTGGGTATTAGAGCTACTTTTTCTTCAAGACCTTTAATAATATTGCCAAGTGATGTGTCTTTCGCAATCGGCATCGATCTGTTTAAACGTTGTGCTTGATTTTCAGAAATAGACATGCATAAAACTCCTTTCAAAATACAAAAAAGGTAGCATACACGCTACCTTTTAAGCCATTGTTTTAGAGATATTTTCAAGAACAGCGATAGACTCTTTCGCATTCTTAACTTCAAATCCAAATTCCCCACGAATGACACGAGAGAAGTAGTCAGCACCATTTGGTGTAGCATCTTGATCATAAATTGGAGTTAAGTAACGTGCCTTTACTTTATCTGTATCAAGAAGTAACGCACGATCTTTAGGCATATTTAAATCAACTACCACACTAGAAATCGCTCCACCTGGTAAATCCGATACAAACGATAAGATTTGGTAACCTGCCGCAGTATCTTGACGCGTAGTACGAATTGTATCGCCACCAAGTTTTGTGATTTGTCGTGCGATATTCGGTCCACATAGAATCGTATTTGCTGAACCGCCTCGCGTAAACACTTGCTCTACAGCGTCATTCAGTGGTTTAGCCGCGATTTCGTTCCCTTTAAAATCTTGCTTATGAGAACCTTCAATACCTGTAAATGCAAATAAACCACCTGTAGTACGTGGTTGTGTCGGAGAACCGCCATTTCTACGACCATAAATTAAAGACGTGTTCGCTTCACGAATCATCTCTTGTAAACGCAGATTTACTTGATAATCTAATTCGTTTGATACGCCGTATGTATTCACTTGTTGTTGTGTACGTGAAACAGATGCGTATCTTGAAAAGATTTGTGAGAAGTTATGTGACACTAAACGGTCATTGATCTCATTCTTACGGAAAGCATCTTCACCTTCTGGTCTCGGTCTTGCGATGACTTTTAATTCACCACCAGCTGTAATTGCCTCCGCTTTCGTACTATCGTAACCACGTTGCACAGTGATTTTATCGGCATTTTCATCAACACTTACTACACGTAGCACTTCTAAGCCGTTTTGTACCAGAGCATTTTCAGTGAATTTACGAGCCTCGCCTTTTTCTAAAACTAGGTCCGTATCCCCAACAGCTGCGGCAGTTTTTACAATACCTGTATCAGAGTTTAAATAGTCGTTCTGCCATTCAAATTTAGTTTGTGTTAAAGCGTCTCCTACACCAATTAATCCGAAAAGAACAGGTGCTTTCGTAAGAATTAAATCCACATTCGCTTGCATTTGTCTTACTTGTTGTTGAAATTCGTACGTAGTTGGTACTGGCATATTTGTAGCCCCCTCAAATTTTAAAATTAAAAAATCGCTGACTTTTAATCAACGATCCGTTATTTCTTCGATTTCGCTTCTAACAACTTGTTATAAATACGTGTTACTTCTCCCGCATACTTTGAATCTTTTAACGCTTTTGTTTTTGCTTCTTCCAGTTCTTTTTCTAAAGCAAGAATTTCATTCGCTCTCGGATTTGTTCCTGGATTCGCGCCACCGGCTGCATCAGCTCCCACAACTTTCTTGAACATCCAAGGTTTGCTTTCCTTTAGCGCATTAACAGCCTCTTCAACTCCTTGATAATTTCCATTCTCATCAAGTTGAATGGTCGACTTATCTAAAAGCGCCAATACGTCACCTGGATCATTTGCATCTAAAGTACGTGCAATACTCTTAATTTCTGTATTTAGAATACGTGTATTTGCTTTTTCTTGCGCTTTTTGTGCTGCTTCGGAAGCTTCTAGTGCCTTTTTGTCAGCTTCTTCTTTTTCAGCCTGCAAACGTTCAATTTCCGTCATTTCTTGCTTTTTACGCTCTTCCTCAGCTTTTTCGTATTCTGCTAATTTCGCTTTCACATTATCGTAATCACCGTATTTCTCAGCGGATTTACCACGTTCACGTTCTAAGCGCTTCTTAACAATTTCATCTAGTTCTTCTTGCGTAAAAGTTTTTGACGGATCGTCAGGACCCCCAGGCTTTTTGTCCGGATCACCTCCAGGACCACCATCAGAGAAAAACTGTAGGTCTAATCGAAGTGGGAACTTAGGTGTTTTTTGTACTTGTCCTACAAAAAATTTTAATGCTGTAGCTTGTTTTGCGTATTCCATTTGCAAATCCTCCATTTTGAGCCTGTCGGCTATAATTTCCGAAAGTTTATAGCGCCATTTCGTAAGGCAAGTATTACTTTTCGTTATACGGATCCTGAGATTGTCTTTTCAACATCCGCTCTTGCATAATCTCCATGAACTTTTGTTCCGCATTTTCTTTACCACTTCTCGTAATTGCACCTTTAATTGATTCGATTTCGTTTGAAATTTCATCGCCTAACTGTTCGATAAGTGCTTTTTGATCTTGCGGTAACGGTAAACCGAAAATAATCTTACTAGCATAATAGTTATCTACTTTTGCTAACATTTCTTTATCGTATTTGAATTTGGAGTCATCCTCCCTAGCTTTCATATAACGTAAAATATACTCATTTAAGGTTTGTAGACGGGACTGCCATATCACCCATGAGCGTTGTGTTTTTGAAATGATATTACTAAACAAAAGCTGTACCGCCATGTCATTTATACCGCCCGTATTCATGTCCGCAGTGTTCACCATCGGTACCTCTGCTTTTTCATGTAGGCGTTTCTGCAACCGGTCCAGATATGCTTCAATAGTTTCTTTAAATCTAAATCCACTTTCTAGCTTTTTAGCACTTGGTTCACCGGTCTCTTCCGCACCGTCACCTAAATCCCATTTCGCACCTGGTGCAACTTGAAGTGGATTCTTAGGATCTTCATCTACATTCGTTAACAAAGTAATAGCAAACATCTCAAAACGTAACGCATCCGAGTAATCGGACATCTTTTTGTCAATTTCATCAGACAACTCAATCGTTTTCTCCAATTCACTATAACCTGTAGTACGTTTACTTAGTTTTTCAGTCGGTACAGGTACAACGGGAATAAAATCGATGCCCATTGATGAGCGCTCAACCCTATTCTCTTGCTTTTCTAAGTCACCGTTGTATACAGCCTCTTCAATTTCACAGTCGTACTCACCAGCTTCTTCATGCCAAACTAAGTAATACGATAACTTCCACATTTTCGTTTGTTCTTCATCAAGCCATGCAATAAAATGAATCTCTTCCAGCTGATCTATATCCCAGTCGCTATACTTTGCAATAACTTCTGTGGATGGATGCCAAATAATCTTAAATTCACCACGACGTTTATCATAGTGAATACGAGCATACACACCAGTTTTTGAAATAGCCCTGTCTTTTGCTGCTGCTAATAACTTCTCATGCATTCGATTGTCATCCCAAACCCATGTTAATAGCCTTTCTTTCGCTTTCGCTCTACTGTTTTCTGCTTGCTGCTCCTCACTAGGCTCGTATCCTGATTGAATCATAAGTGCCGGGTCGTCTATCACATCAGGAGGAACTGTGACTTTCGGTTCTTTTTCAAATTGCCACGCTGCAATCATGTTTACAATTTTTTGAGGATAATCAAGTTGTATTTTCGTAGGTTCATAGTCGAGATTTTCTGGTTTTTTATAATCAGACCATACGTTTAAGTCTCCTTCATAACGCTCATACAAACGAACCTCGGACATAATGCGTGTCCACTCAGAATCGCCGAGTGCGGTACGAACTGGCATTACAATTTCCACAGGATTCATAAAATTACGATCACCTTGTACTCTCATTCAAGCCCCTCCTTTCTCAATATCTTGAATTCCCTGTAGTTCCCGCTTTACGTCTTGCACGTTTATATGCAATAGAAAAAGCCATTTGAACTGCATCCGGACCGTCATCGTGTGGGTGCATCGGATACATTTCAAATTGCTCCAATAAAGCACGTAAATGTTTCATAAAACGTAATTTACCGCTCTGTATATCTGGTAATAACGACTCGATACGTAATGCCTTTCTCGTACGTTGCTTAATTTGTTTTAAGCGAGTCGATGACGGATACCCTTTCTTCTGCAACGCTTCCCCAACTTTCTCAGCAAACCACTCCTGTGCTTGTTGTGCCTCTACAGCAATTGATTCATATTGATATGCCAGCGTGTATTCTACAGCCTTTTCTAACAACGTATTTGGATGCACACGCTCCATAAAAATATCGATAATATAGCACGTTCCTGTTTCCACGTTTTTCGCAAGTGTAACTACTACGCTGTAGTCACCTTTTTCTTTTCCCATTGCGAAATCAACCGCACCGTAATACAAAAGTTTTTTGTCTTTTAAATCATCTTCAGTACAGTACGTGAAATATTTAGGTTTAAATATCTGTCTTTCCTCGTCAGTCGGGTTACATAGATACTCCTGGTTAAACGCTTTGGTACCGTCATCTTCTCTAATTTCCATCAAATCGATGTAAGGGAAATGTGATGGCCATAACGTTTTTGTACCACTTAACATCTCTTCTTTATTCTGTTCATAAAATTCGCGAGCACGATCTGCCGAGTCTGGATCATCGACCTGACGAATCTCACGCCATTCTTGCCATAAATCTTCACGCTCTGACCATTTTAGGATTGCCGGAAATGATCTCGATACGAAATCACGACGGTTTTTAATCACGTGATGCAACAAACTGTCGTAACAAACGATGGTACCCATATAGATACAGGCACCTTCTTGACGACTTAAACCTGGAAGCAATTCTTCCTTGAACCAGCGTTTGTTTTTGGCAATCAAGTCAACCGTCGCGGTATTTTCTTTACTCTCCAAATCATCCAAAATGTAGAGCTGAACCCTTTTTGAGCCGTGACGTAAACCACGTACCTGTGTCCCTATACCTTTTGCTTCGACTTTCGTGTTCGTTAACGTAACAAATTCTTTGTCGTTATCTACTTCATTTCGGCTTTTTTGCTCATAAAGTAAGATTCCGAAATCCTCGCGTAATTTTTCGTTATACTTTAACTGATCACGTGCCCAGGATATAAAGTCACCGGCTACATCAGATGTTTCAGAAATCAAAACAATATACTGCTTTAATCGATACACAACTTGATGACACAAATAACCATTACTCAGGTATGCGGTTTTCGCATGGCCACGACCTACACTCCAGGCTACTTTTTTCTTTTTCTCCCTACCTGTTGTGATGTCATCTAACAAGCCACATAAGGTTTCGTGAAATTCAGCCGCATCATCCATCGTTACTCCAGCTGGGATTAAGTTATCTGGATTCCCTGGATTCCCTTCTTCAGAGAAATACTCATACATGAAGTACAGCATGTCATGTTCTCCACGATGTACCCTTTTTAACTTTTCTAGCTCATCGATGTCAGCAAGTAGTGTATCCATATAATATTCTGTAGCCTCGCCAGTTTCGTACAACTCCTGTAATTTCTTTGCTCTTTCTGCTACAAGATTGATACGCTCCTGACGTTCTTGACGGGCTAACCATTTACCGTCTATATATGCCATGTAGCCCGCCCTCCTTTTACTCGCCTGTCAATTTTTTTAATTTCTGAAGCTGTTCTTCGATTTCCGCATTTGTACGAGTCGCATTTCCTAGATCACCCTCGATTACTTTCTTATCAGTCAGTAAACCGAATCGCTGCATATACAACTGCATGGCTTTTACACTCGGTTGCGGCCCTAAAATTAACTGCATTAACTTGCTGTACACCTGCTCGCGCTTCTCTGCAAGGAAACTGTCGGCCACTTCACTCTTGAATGCAATGAAGTCCTGGTTCTTAGTTCGCCACTCCCAAAGCGTTGTCCGATTTATGCCTAACTCGTTGGCCATTTCGTCTTGGGTTCTTTTTTCCTCGTTGTTCGATTCCATCAATTCGTTTTCTACAAGCAGGTACGCCGCTTGAATTTGTTTAGCCGTAAGTTTCTGCTTTAATTCGTCTAACTTCGCCATCATTTCGCTCCCCTTTCTTCCTGAAATAGAAAAAGGCAACCGATTTAGTATCGATTGCCTTGAAATTCGTATATTTTGTATAGCCCCCCGAGTTTAAAAATTCTGGCGGAACGTTACGAGCGCCTGCCAGCCCCTCACCAGATTTGACCTCCCCCGGGGGATTAAAACAAAACCAAATGTTTAATAATCTAAAATACCTATTTTGAATAAAGATGAATATCGTATTAATAATGACTGCCTATAACATTGGTTATGTAAACTGGATAGAAGCGGAATCCATTGATATCAATGATTCTTTCTTTTTTCAATACGTAATCAATATACAATTATTATACATCGTTGTTATATCAACGTTTGTAAGCCATATACACAGCTTCAATCACTTGAATTAATGCATAAGCTTCACTTTATTAACTAACTGAACATTGGATCATGACCCCCTGAGTTTCGAAGGGCCTTCTTCTCCAGGAGAGAGTGACTGGTGAAATTACCCTAAGGCTTCTCTTTCACGTTGCCTATAGTTCATAGTATGCAACATAGCTTCTCCTATTTCCTACCTACTATATATGCCACAGTCAGCTAAATCCAACGGACATAAAAATAGCCATGATACCCTCATCAAGGGCCTCATGGCTATGCGTATTATTTAGTACTGGAGTAGGACACAATTTCACCATCCTAACATAAATTGTACCTACTATGACCACATCTTGTCAAGCCTCGTACAACTTTTTTATTAAACTTCTTATGCCAACCATGTCACCGTTAATACTCATGTGTAATAAATCCACGGCTTGTCTACAACGTGTGTAATATACTTTCGCAGTAATATTCATAGTTCGTAACGTGTTCCTTCTAGGAATCTTGTACACATACCGAGCAAGCACTATATATTTCATGTTCTTCGGTAATTGTTTAATCGCCTGATCCAGCACAATCTTATTCAACCGTCCATCGCCTTTCCCGTCCAGTGCACCAGGTCCCGTAAAGCTAGGCGGTGCATCAGGGAACCGATCACCTACAGCCAGTGATTCGTAATTCTCCAGCCACAGTTGTATCGTCTTCTTCGAAACATAGCCATCAATTCTGGTCATCTCCGAACCTCCTGACTCAGAAAATCAAACCCCTAAAACAAACAC